GGTGTTAATAAGTCTTTCATTACTACAAATATAGGGGTTCTATCCCCTACCCATGCTCCTTCAGTATTATATTCAAAGTATTCTACAGCTTCCATGTACGCTTCATCTCCTACTTCTTGCACCACAGCTAATCGTTCCTTAGCATCCATGTTTTCAAAATCATATTCTTTTTTCTTTTCTTTATAAAAATCTCTGGCAAATATCTCTATTGCTTTTTCCCTATCGTATATAGCGTAAGGTCCATTAAACTGTTGGTGTCCTAACCCTATAAAAGCTTCTTTAAGTCCATCATAATATATAACTTCATCGTCATTTTCTTCACAATGGAATATATCTTTATTAGACATTTTGCTCCCTACTCTTTCTTAGTTTGTTTGCTTTTTGTTGTTGTTTTTGCACACTCTTAGGTACAAACTCTTGTTTCTGTCTATAAGTGTTCAACGTATCATCTTTTTGTAATTGTTTTTTAAACCGTCTTAATAACTTTTCAAACGACTCATTTTTCTTTGCTATGACTTTCATTTAACTCCAGTCTATTTGTTCTTCTAATTTAAAAATATTTGTTTCTTTTTCATTAACATCTTTTTTTATTGCCCATGATGGATCACATATCTCCATATCTACCTCTAATGGTATATTTAAAGTATTAACTACCATCAAATCTTTAATCTTATCCGCCACTTCATCGAACTCATCTTCATGTATCTCACATATTATTTCATCATGCACTTGTAATAATAAATTACTTTTCTTATCTTTTAAATATTTATGTACTTCAACCATTCTTTCGCTCATAATATCAGCACTCGTACCTTGAATTAAATAATTCACACCTCTATATGCGAAATCAGCTGGTACTTTGTATATTCTATTGTATCTACTACGCACTGTCCCTCTAGTCTTGATAGTTCTAACCACCGCGTCAAAGAATCTCTTAGAACCTTTCATATTATTAAGATATGTTGTTTTATAATTTGCCGCTTCCATAGGTGTAGTATTGAGTTGCATAGATAGTTTATCTCTTCCTATGCCGTATATTACTCCGAATGTGATTGATTTAGCTAATTGTCTAAAAAACTTAAATTGAGGGTCAGATTCCTTAATATTAAATGCAATTTTAGCTGCTTCACCATGAAAATCAACATTTTCTTGCTTCATGAGTTTATTCATCTCTTCATTATTAACGTAGTACATAAATACACGTACTTCCATCTGTGAGTAATCATATGCAATCATTTTATAACCGGGTCTTGGAATAAATAAATGTCTTATTGCTACTTGTTTTGGATCATATTGATTAAATTTATCCCCACCTAAAAAACTCCATGTTTTTATAACTTCATCGGTTAACTCTGTCTGTGAATTACCGCCCTTACTAGATATTAATGCGGCTACTCTATCTTTTACATCAACTTTATCTGCATCAGATAACTCTCTATCCTCTACATATACCACATCTCTAGGTATATTTTGCAAGTTTGGGTTGCGTGATGATAATCTACCTGTGACTGTACCCCAATTACAAAAGTTAGTATGTAGCACTGGCATTTCTAAATACGGTTCTATGTATGTAGCTCTATATTTATCAAGAGTTCTATATTGTCTAATCATGCCTGAAAGCGGGTTATTGAGTTGCACTAATACTGCTTCATTCCACGCTTCCGCACCCGTGCCTGTTCTAGCAGGAGAGTGGACTCCCATACCATTAAACACTTCTCCGATCTGTTTAGGGCTATTAACATTAAATTCTTGTCCTGCTAATTCATGTATCTTAGTCCTTAGCTCACTAATTCTTTTAACCATCTTATCATATGCAACTTTAGCGTATTGATTATTTATAGGTATCCCACGTTTTTCCATGTCGTATAATGCTTTAGTTAACTCGCATTGAAATTGAAATAGTTCTGATTGCTTTGTCTCATCTAATTTTACAAGCCTATCTGTATAAACTCTACGAGTCCATTCAACGTCTTTTATACAATATGGACCTAAAACAGATGGTGGGGCGAGAGAAAAGTCTTTCGTCCATTTATTCTTTCTTAATATTTGTTTAGTTTCTAGATCGTATTTACCTGCTTCATCTCCGTAAGTACGGTTAATAGTATCTGTCAAACTAAGCTGGTTTATTGTAGTCGGCTCAGTCATGCGGACCATAACTAAAACATCAACAAGTTTCATATTGTCAATATTTACACCTTCATTCTCTAAAAACTTAGCATCAAACTTCACGTTGTAACCTATTAAAGTCTTACAATTAGTATTTATATAAGCTACTAGTAAGTCTAAATTTTCTTGAGATAAATTAGGTTCCTCAGATTGATGTCTAAACGGAAAGTAAAAAGTATCATTTCCAGACATATTTGTCAAACCTATACCACAAAGTTGATTCATGTTGTACGGATCTAAACCATTAGTTTCCACATCAATTATAAATTCTGGGGTACTAGGTAATGACTGTAGTGTCTTTTCAAATGTTTTTGATGTTACTATCATTGGATTAGCTAAGTCCCCCGGTAGGACATCAACCGAAGGACTTATAGTTATGGAGGTTCCCATTAAAAGGGCATATCATCATCGTCATCGTCATCATTTACAGACACTGCTGTATCAGGTACAGATGTATCTACTGACGAACTACCACCATATCTCTGGTCTAAGTAATCTTTCATTGGCATCAGATTCTTAATCTCAGCTTGTTTATCTTCTGGTATCTCTAACGCTTTATTAGTATTTGTAATAGTGTACGTAGTATCTATTGATGCTCCACGTCTTTTAACTGAGACTACAAATTTATCTAAGGTGCCTATATCGTTGAATATATCTACGAGTTGACCCCAATTACCACTACCTCTACCGAATTTTAAAGAGAATACTTTAAAGTCTTGTATAGTCTCTTTATACTTTTTAACTCCTGTAGCACTCACTACTTCTTCCCATGTATCAACTCTTTGCTCAGGATGTATGATTGATTCTACATACGCCCAAATAGCAAACTTATTGCTAGGGAGTCTTCTTCTGCCATCTTCCCATGACATTGCTTCAGTTGGTACAGCCTCAACAGGCTCCCCATCTACTACTAAAACAGATTTTATTCTTTTATCAGGACCACTTTGGAACTCATACACATGGTATTGCTCCAAAAACGGATCATCTTCTTTACCCGTGGCTATCGGTTTCATGAAGACTTCATCTCCATCTTTCAACCAAATCTCTTTACCACTATTAGATTGCCCTGCCCTATTAACTCTATTATTTAAATTATCTTGTATCATACTGATCCCAGACATATATCCTCCTTACCAGTATCGTCTATTGTTTATTATATTATTTAGTATATCATAAGATCGGACATCTTGAACATCTTTATATTCACTAGGTATATCAATGAAAGATAATGCAATTTTGTTCTGCAACTCTTTAATCAATCTGTTTTTACCTTTTTGTCCTGCATCATCATTATCTAAGCATACCACAATTTCTTTGATTGGCAAACTTAATAATAACTCTACTTGTTTTTTTGAAACTATAGCACCTAAAATAGAAACTGCATTAAAGCCTAGTTGTGTTAGCCACATGGCGTCTAAAGGTCCTTCTGTTACACACAATATATCTGCTTGTGTATTAATTAAATGGTGCCCAAATAATATATGTGATTTTTTGAGACCCTTTGAATATAGATACTTAGGTATCTGCTTCTCTTGTCTGATCGCCCATCCAACTGCTCTTTCATTTTGATCTAGCATAGGTATAACTAACCCATTACGACCTGTAACACCACAACGCCACTTTCGCATACTACTCTTAGAGAATTCTCTATCAAATATCCATTGTGGTACAGCACCTAATGTGTATGGTATATCAATTTCAGGTAGCTCAATCTCTTGTTCATCTTCTTCAAATGTAAATAAATCATCTTTAATAACAGATTTATATATACTTAGGTAATCAGCTACCTCATAATATTGCCAATCTTTATATTCTTTAATAAAATTTTTTAAGCCGCCTTGACCACAGCCTGCGAAACATATCCATACACCTTTATCTAAATTTATGGCACATGACTCACTAGTATCATGATGGAATGGGCATAAAATAGACACTTGGCTCTCTCCACTAGGTATATCTACACCTAGATCTATTAGAGCTTTTAGCCAATCAATCTCGTTTTTCGTTGATTCTGTAGACAAAACCATTAGACTCCTTCCAAAACCTCATATTCTCGTATGAATTATCAGGGAATGTAGTCCCACATTGAAAACAATGCGGATCATTTTTAACTAAACCTAAAACAGTTTTAAATAGTAATGCATTAGGGTCAATAATAGTATACCCTACCGGTAACGTACCCTGTGCAGAACATTTTCCACATTTATATTTATTAGATAAACGACTCATTACTCTCCTCAATCTTTCCTTTATCGACATCCCAAAGAAACTCTGCCTCTCTACCACCTAAATCCCCGTCTCTGTATTTTTGAAATGCTATTTCTCTTAATTTTGGCTCACCCTCTACCATACACATTGATAATGCTACATCAGAAGCTCTTATTAATGCATCTCCAAACGCTACTTGACTTGCAGTTGGTTGTGTATACATATTAGCAGCATCTCTAGTAGCTTGAGTAGAAGCTATTACAGTTGTATTTGTAGATAATGCCATTGTTTTTAAGCCGTAAAATAGTGAATGTGATTGTTCCCACGCAGCTTTATTAGAGTCATGAGTAGATATTAAATACACCCCATCTATTATTAATACTTGTGGTTTATACTTACGAACTAAATTAGTAATACTAGGTAATGATATACTATCTTCCCCGCTAATATGATCACATACTAATAAGTTTTTGAAATCAGTCTTCTGTAAAAACTCTTTGTACTTATCCTCATCTATTTTATGACCTGTTCGTAATGCGGTGTGTGATAATTCATAGCCAGCTGCATGCCCTAATAACACATCCATCCTTAACGCTATTGATGCTGTAGGCATTTCAGTCGATACTAATAAGGTTCTATGCCCACTAAGTATCGCATCGGCTGCTAACTTACAACACAACCATGTCTTACCAACGGTAGGACGTGCATAAGCACTAATTAAATCTCCTTTTTGCCATCCCACACCTGTAGCATTCACCATTCTAAAAGGTGTTCGGATACCTATTAAACCGTCCCCTAGTTTTCTAATCTTATTTTTCTTTTGCCACTCTTCATATCTATCCATATTCCCAGTGTCATACTGATTAACATCTGCATCGTGTAATATCTCTACATCATTTAAGCTATCCATTATTGAGCCGAGGGCTTTTTTAGGATTTTCTCTAAGCAAATTCTTATTGTTAGTAAATGAGTTTACAATATGTCTAAACATAACTTGTTTATTGAACTCAGTTAACGCGTAATTAAAATTAATTGATTGTGCTTCAGGTTTCAAAGTGTTAAATTTTTCTAGTAACACTTCTGTTGTAGGAAACTCTTTGTATTCATCAATATGGTCTTGTATAAATACATATGCATTAGCATGCTCGGCGAAATCTTTTACGCCAAAACCAAATTGCTTGTAATTACCTGCATCACACAACCCAAAAATGATGCCTGATTCTATAAAATTATAATTTTCCAATATTATTTCTCTTCGTTTATTTTATTACGCAAAGATTTTTTTACTTTGTATATGGAATAGTTTATCACAGATTCTTTACCATCGACACTATTTATTTTTGATAGCTCTTTTAAGTTTTCTTCGATGGTCTTCATAGTTTTATTCATAAATTTATCTTTTAAGAATTGTTTTTCGCCCTCATCAAGACCTAATGACGTTAAATAATCTATAAATTCTACTTCATCTAAATTTTCATCTAATTGTTTTACAAAATCACTTAATTTATAGCTACCTTCACCTGATTCATCACTTGTAGTCGCGTCTAAACTTTGACCGTGTATTTTTTTACTAGACTGCATCCATAAAGTTTTTAATCTGTTAGCCATAGCTGTATGTAGATACGTATGAAATATAGCATTTCTATTAGGTTTATATAACTTAGCTGCTTTTAAAACTATCATGCGTAGTTCTTGAGCTAGATCATCCCGATCATAACCTTGAACAAAGATATTAGATAACATTTTATTTATTTTAGGCTCCCATTGTAGTATTAAATCGTTATCTATTTTCATTTGATGATTTATTTTTCCTATATTTTTGATAGCACTTTGTAGTACAGTATACGTTTTTAAGTTTTAACTTGTGCCCTTGTCGCACTCTTTTTCTGCTTCTATAAAATGGTGTTCTACACCATGTACATTTTAATCTTATTCGATTCCATGCGAAAGCACATGCACCCCTGTGTACTCTACCCCTACTTCGTTGATCTTTTGTGATTACTTCATCACATACTTTACAGTATATCACAGGTTTAGCTTGAGGTACGTTTGATGCGAGATTATTTTTTAATAAAACTTCTCTGGCATACTGTCTACTTACGCCTACTTGTCTAGCAATCTCAGCTGTAGACATGAAATAATTAGTATTTCGAAGCCTTACAATCTTATTCTTTAGCTTCATTTTTTAGATC